CAACACTATGTTTAATCCACCCAGTATTTTCTTTCCAAACATCTTTCCTTCCGGAAAAAAAATCCTCCGGTAGCTCACCAAACCTCTCAGGATCGTAATATTGGTTCACTCTCTTATAAAACGTAGGTCTTGATAATCCTGTAAGGTATGCCGCTACTTCTGGGTGCATCCTACCGCTTAGCATCAAATCACAACATTCTTTAAACACTTTTTCATCAACCGTCTTTCTACTCATATAGGCGAACTGATAATCCTTGCTTTTGTTGACCGCCTATTATCCATCTTCATCGCAAGTGATGATATGGAATCCGGCGAGTCATCAAACTGCTTTCCCTTTCCCTCAATGCTAAAAGTTGTCATTTCATCCAATGCCTTGCGGTAGTCGGCATCTGCTTTGTAATAATCTATATCGTCATCGTATGTATCCTTGCTTTTTGGCGTTAAAAATAAGAAATTTCGCTTTACATAGTCAGAATATCCGCTTATCTTGTCATTTTTGGAAATCTTGTTTGGCGCGGAATATAACTCTATCTTGCAGTGATTGATATTCCGCCTTGTCATTTCTTCCGTTACTTTCTCTGCATAGAGCTGTCCACCTGAGTTTTTCTCTATAAAGAGCTTTGTTATGTAGTATCTGTCTATCGCATCAACTACCCTTGGAACCGTATAGCCTGGAGAACGACTGTCATGTACCCATCCGACAATGTATTTATTTAACTCGCCAAAATCCTTGCATATAGGCATCGAAAGCCTGTCTCCGCCGCCAAATGCAACGTCTATGTGCGCTATAGTCGAACAGTTGCCAACCGGTAAAAATCCATCAAAAAACCTAAGTTCCTCAATAGGATATGTAAGACCTTCCCTTATAAAAGGCTGCTGCTGGAATTTTGCCATCCATTCAGCCTTATCAAGTCTGTCTCGCATATCTATGTAGTACTTTGTAGAAAAGCCTTTTACCTTATATTGGAAATTACTCTCCTCATTTTCGTTAAGAGCAGGTATCTTTCTAAATAATGCCCTTGGATTGCTTTCATTTAGCCTTCTCTCACGCTCAAGAGGATCATTTACCGTCCATAAAGTACCAACAAGCATCTTTTTCGCACCATCATTCATTCTGTCGAGCATCTTGTTCTGATACTCTTGGTACGTGTTCTCTACTCTTGAAGGGCTAAGTGAATGTTCCCTGTCTCTTATAAGGTCATCTACATATAAGTATCCGTCTGAAGAAACATCAATGGCACCTGTCCATGTTCCGTCAATACCTCTGCATGTAAATGTCGAAAACTCATCCGGTGAACCAAGATTTAAAGTAAACTCAGCCGGATCAGAAGATTTTGCCTGTAAAACTGACCTGTACTCAGGATTCCACAAGTGAAATACCTCTTCATACCGGTAATCTGGTGTCTCTATGATGTTATCAAGACCTCTGAAAAATCTCTTTGCAAGCTGTCCAGAGTGCCCACCCATCGCATTGTGACTGTTTGGTTTCCTTACGCCTACCCATGTAAGGAAAAATATACATATCGATGAATTATGTGTGGGTTTTAACCTCTTTCCTACACGATATATTCCGCCTTCAACAGATATACAATTTCCTTGCTTTGGTTCTATTGGTTCAATTCCCAAAATGCCTATTTTTCTCTGCTTACTGAAGGTCTTAAGCTGTTTTCTTTCAACCTTGCATGGTATTTCCTCTGTAGGATTAAAACTTATCCTATAAACATCATGTTTTCCTTCAATCCCTGAAGATGACGTTCTTGCAGGATATTTCACCACGCATACTCTCCAACCAAAAGTTGAGATAAGTGAAACAATATCATCTTTTAGTCTTTCGTTTATAGTTGAGTAATCATATCGATTCTCACCTTTTTTCAGACATCCATCTGTGTCAAGAAGCCCTGCTAATAGCTCTAATCTCTGTCTTTTACTCGCTAAAAGATATTCTTCCGGAATAAACTTATCAGGTGTATTTGTAGGAAAACATAATCCCACTTTATTCAAATCCTGTCTTAATCCATCAAATACATATACATTGCATCCCACTTGAGCATATACTGAAGTGCATCTATATTTTTTCATTGCAGCATTAGCTATACATGCATCTGTGTGACAGATTGTAAGGCAAGGTTTTGTCGTAGTTCCATCTCCAATCCATGCACCTAAGATATATGGATCTACTGCTAAATTTCTTTCTTCTCCTTTCATCCCTTGGATAAAAGGCAAAAAATATCTACTTCTTTCGCGATTGCCTTCCGTATATAAGCTATTAGCAAGCTCTTTCGCCTCTATTATTTTATTTTTTAATGCAAATCTGTCATATACAACCCATTCATGGTTTTCATGGCAGTCAATATATGTATGGTCAGAAAAATGCACCCGGATATTTGCATGATCTTTAGGAAATACATGAGTTACCTTTACATACTCACCATTTAATCCGACTACCTCATCACCCACAATTAAATCACCATGATTCTTCCAGCCGTTTCTTGTCATGACAGGTACATCATCAGCAATCAGCTTGCCCGTTCTTGAAGGTAAGCTAAGCCCATATACATCAAGCTCATCATCCTCAAGACGTTGCATGTCATTTGCTACTGTCCTTAATGTGCATCTTCTTGGCAGGTAAAACCTTTTTTCCTGCCTTCTATCCCTCTCAATATAGAGCATGAATGATTCAAACCTTGAAAATGACTCAAGCCTGTATATGTCATAGCCTGCATTGATTATCGAGTACTCAATGTCGTTGTCTATCGCATATTTTTCAAGACTAAAGAACCCTACACCGGATTTATTAAGGATTATCTCTCCGATATAGTCTTTTGCCGCCCTTGTGATGGTAAGACCGTACTTTTCATCCTTTTCAATCAAAAATGCGGTCTTTGCAGCCTCAATACATGCATTTACAAGTGATTCATCCGCTCCATGCCTCTCATAATAGCCTTTATAACTCTCAAATGCTCTTATCAGGTCATTAGAAGCCATTATTGTTTTCCTCTTTTTTTCATATCCACCCATTTTTGTGAGAGAATGGTGTTCCTTGCTCCGTCAAACTCTTTTATGAAGGTAAGACAAACCTATGGCAAAGGTTTTATCGCATTTAATTCCTCAAGACCAAGCCTTGCTATAAAATCATTCCTCTTTAGCGCAACTTTTAGCACGTCTACTGCCTTTTTAACGGTCTTGGGGCTAAAATCAAATGTGATTAAGGAATCAAAGTCCATTTCCGGTTCACCGATAAGTGATATTTCCGCTGAATGTGCCGAACCGACTTCCATATGCACATCAACCTTTGTTGCACGTATCACCGTGTCATCAATGCTTACTTTCGCATGTCCTATGTCAAGTGGTTCAATCTTCAATCTGTGTATTCCTGGATTGTTCGTTTTCATTCTTTTTCTCCACCCAATCAATCAGCTCTTTTTGACATTCATCGCACAGATCCATCTTTGTAGAGCATAATCCCTTATCTTTAACTACGTATATTTGTCGGAAATTCTTTTCGTAAAACTTTCCGCATCTGTCACACTTCTTCGCTGCTGCCATTAGCTCTCCTCTTTTCTGACTCAATATCAATAAGTTTTGTAGAGATGTAGTTAAACATCCTGTCTGACATCTCTAAATATTCCTCCGGAATCACAACGCATTCAGAGTGTAATTTTGTCAGTGCGCAAAGAAACCAATCAGCCTTTCGTAGATCCTCTTCGCCATTCTTAAACTTCCAGCGCCAAATATATGTAAAAGCATTACAGATGCAAAAACTTACTACCGCATCATCCCCAAATATAATTCTCATAGCGTCTATGCACTCAAGGCTTGTTTTGTCTTTGTAGTAATCAGGATTTATCTTGTCCATGCTATTACCTCATATCCATGATCACATCTGAGTTTCCAAGTATCGTCTGCGGCATCTTTCCATCCCATCCCTCGATATACTTGTACTTCACAAGGTCGGGATACTTCGCAAGCTGTTCTCCAACTCTTTGTAAGATGGATGCTTCTTTTTCACCCTGATATAAAGCACTGTCAGAGCTTATCTTTGCTACCTCTGCATCGGCTTTTGCTGCAAGAATTGATGCATCTGCATCCGCCTGTGCCTTGATAACCTGTCTTTCAGCCTGTGCCTGTGCTTCAAGTGTTGCCTGTGCCTGCTCAGTCTGTGCCTTTAACTTGTTCTGTTCGGCTACCTGCTTTGCCTCTACTGCATTGGTAAATGCATCGGTAAAGTCTATGTTCTCAATCGATGTTGCTGTTATCTGTATGTTCTGCTTACTAAGATCATCTACAAGTATCGCTTCAATCTCTTTTGATAAGTTTGCTCTTGATTCTACAAGTGCCTCTGCTGTGTACTTGGCAAAGACTGACTTTACAGCCTCAAGTGCTTTTGGCATCACTATCTTGTCAAAGTACTCTTTTCCTATCGTTCTGTAGATTTCCTGCGCATTTGCCTTGTTTATCTGATAATTTACCGTGTAGATAACGTTTACTTCCTGAATATCTGAGCTAAAACACGGCATCTCTATCGACTGTTTCTGTGTCCGGTTATCCATATTAACGACTTTCTGCCAAGGAAGCATAAAATGTATGCCCGCATCAAGCGTTATGTTCTCAATCCTGCCAAATGTTGTCACAATTCCCGTTGAACCTGTCGGAACCGTCTTTATAAAGCCTAAAAAACATATCAAAAGACCTAAGAGCGAAAACCACTGCCTCTTTTTAAGCCCCCAGTCTCCATCATAATCAAATCCTAAAAGTCCAAATATAACTGTGCAAACAATAATACCAATAACCAGTGCTATCATATTTTTTCCTCCACCTTATCCCAGTCTGTGCCATACTCATCAATTATTACCTTAAAATCCTCAAGATCATGCGGATTTAATCCAAAACTGCCATCATCCCCAACTTTGATGTGCAAAAGTTCATGGAAAATCAAAATCTCCATCTGTTTCTCAGTCATTCCTACACAGTTAGGCTCAAATACCGTTATCGTGTAGTCACATGGTATACTCCACTTGTACTTGACGGAAATCTTCTCGCACTGTGCTTTTACTACCTTATCCCCCGATTTCTTCCTATGCTCACTCGATAGATAGACAATTGATACGTTCTCAAGGTCTTTTAACTTAGTCTTTATCAGTTTTGCACCTATCTCCGCATAGCGTTCATTGATAGTCCTTGAATCCATATTTCCTCCATTTTTAAGGTGCCATCCGTCTAAAGTTCGCTACAACATATCTCCTCTCCATGAGGTTACTCCGTTCCTTACGGTCACGGCTTCACATCCCATAACTATGAAAATTCATGGCACTGTTATTTTTCAATTATGCATACTATTCCCAATCAAAGTTGACAGGAATATTATTGCCTCGTACCTTGTAAGCCCCATCTCTTCCTGTGCCATCTTAAGCTGACGGTTAAACTCTCGATAGCCTTTCCTCATCTGTTCCTCATCATCGTCAACAAACTCATTCTTAATCGCCTTATTTAGTGCATCTCTCTCTTTCTTTGTCATGTATTTCCCTCTCTATCTTTTCCATCAATTTCTCTGTTTCTGTTTTTGCCGGTGTGAACCACCCATTCTCAGGGCTTAAGTACCCATCCTGTTTAAGTTTCATCGAATTATACGCACTCTGCCCTAAAATACTCCGAAGTAGTTTGTCACCCTCTGATTCCGGAATAGAACACTCAAATGACTCTGAAACGTACAATCTCTCTGCTATTTCTTCCTCTTCAGCTGAAAGTTCTTCTATCTCGCTTATATGCCCAAGTTTCTCAAAATGCTCACCGTCTACTGAGTAGTATGTCTCCATTCTCTGCTACCTCTAAGTCTTTCTTTTTCGCCAGGTCATGCACGTTCTCTACTACTTTGTTTAAGGGCTTATCTTTGAAGAAATCTGCTGTCTCATTCTTTATACGTATCGTCCTTACTTTCGTCTTACTGCTGCTCATCCCCTCTTTAACTCCCTTACAAGCCCATCTATTAATGTCTGTGGCTCAATATTCATCCTCTCACACAGCCTTAGAAGCTCATCTACCTTTACTCCGCTCTGCTTAGGCACATCTAAGGTCTCAATCTGCTCCTTGAGCCATATTGCAAATGTTATATCCTCTTTCTCAAGATAATCATCGAGTTTTTTGCATTCCTCTATTTTTATCCGCGCACTCTTGACTACGGAATCCCTTGTTGGCATTTAGCACCCCCACTCATCGTTTCGCATTCTCTTAGGATTAAATTTCTTTGGCATCATATCTATCTGTGCATCAAGCCCACTTAGCATCTGCTCTTTTATCGACTCTATGAACCTCTCCGGATACTCCCTCTCCCGAAGCTTATTTAATTTCCGCTCCACTTTCTGCCCGAATGGTGTCTCTAATTCCTCATAAATCATAGGGGTTACCCCTTTTTCCTCTTCGTACTTCTCTACCATCTCTTCTATGAGCTTTGGTATCGTCATTCCCCTATTTTCCGCTATTTCTCCGAGTTTTATCGCTGTCTCGTCTTTTACTCTTGCACTTATTACTGACGTGTTTTTACTTGGCATTTTTTCCCTCTTTCTTGAATCGGGGTAACCCCCTCTTTTTATGCGGTTTGTCTACCCTTTTTGGTTTTTCGGTGACCGGGGGACTAACCCCGCGCTGGCGTGTCGGTATGACAAAACCCCTACGCCATTAAACAAACGCGTGTTCACATTTTCGCAAAATAATAATTATGCGAAATACATAAAACGTTCAGAAGCCCGTGATCATGCGGTTTATCATGATCAATCACATTTCCTCTATGTTCCTTGTGTCGATTATCAACGGTTTTTCGTCTCCCAGAATCGGCAATGCATCCGCCGACTTCGTTCTATCAGTGGTGTGTATCACCTGTGTAGTACGCGTGTAGTCGTAATCGTGATTCAAAAGTATCGCCATTGCTGTAACATTGCTTCGCCCGCTTGCCAATGCTGTGCGCATGCTTGACTCTTGTGCGTTGTGTGCTCTTTTTAAAAGTTCGCTATGAATGTTGTTTAACTTCCACATAATATCTTTAGAAAGCCCCATAAAACGGCATGAGTCATAAATAAAAAACTGTTTTCTGTATTCATTGCACAACGTTTCATATACTTCTAAAGCAATGCTTAAAAGTTCCTCTCTAAAAGGTCTCCCCCCGCTTGCGCGTACTTTCTTATAATCTTCTAAATAGTTGTTATGCCTAAAGTAAAGTAGTCCTATGTTAGTAATGCATGCTTGCCATGTTTCAAGGCTACACTTATACATGCCCTTATCGCGGTTAGTATCATTGCACTTGCATGTGTATTCATCTATATATGCTTTGCTATCGTCATAGAATCGAAAATATATCTTCTCTACTATTTCAGGCGTTAATATATCCGCTCTTAGTAGGTTATATATATCTTCTCCCCCTTCGGGCGTTTCTATTTCGTTAATAGTATTCCGTATCACCTTGTTAATATCCATTTTCACCCCATTTAAAAAGCGGGCTACCTTCTCAATTCAGAAAGCAGTCCGCACGACCTAAACTTTAATATTTAATTCTATATATATTTTAGTTAAGGTGTACACACTTGTCAATTTTCTTTTTGGGTAGATCTATGCAAAAAAGCGCGCTGGGAGTGCGATTTTATGCGGTTTATCTATTCACTATATATTAATTAGAAATTTCTAAAAAAACTACTTGACTAGTTATTTAATGTATAGTATATTATACATAAGCTAGTTACCTAGCTACACAACTACATACAGTATATCGAACATTTCACGCCGTGCGAACCACCGCCAAACGGGACATAGCCAACGACTTAAATAGTAAGATATGCGATGGAGTAGTTATTTTAATCAATTTCGTACCTTGACAATTAAATAATGCTATCTTCTCCCCTTCGGGGGCTACTTAATATCATGTCAAAGTGGTGTTAAGTACTACAGAAATTTTGTATTAAAAGAGAGGTAAAAAAATGAGTAACAATGAAATTATGCAACTATTACACATGTTATCTGAAGCAATAAATTATTGTGACCGCAATAATTTAGATTACGGCGATCAATTAATGGAATTGATTATTGAAATCAAAGAAACATATAACATTGATGATTAAAGGAGAAATAACAATGATTAAGAAAGACATTTATTTAAGAGAATTCCCAAGTTATGACGCTACTTTATACATACCTAAAGGATGGTTTGACGGTTCCCATCATAACAACGCATGCCCGCATGCCGAAAAAGAAAAAGGCGGTTACACAGCGTGTATCTTTCAAGACTACATCGATGTAAACAAGCGTCAAGGTAGCCTATACAATAGGTATATATGTCTTGTCACGTATGACGATGATACCGCCGAAGTATTCCCGAATATCGTCTATGAAGTTAATACCAACGATATAGAAGTTTTAAAGCAGTTCGTTAAGGATGTAGAAGCACGTTATTTTAGTTAAAAAGAGAGGTTAAAAACATGAATACAATTATCAATTTGAACAATGAAAAGAACGGAATAGAAGTTATTTTTGACGCAAAGCCCGACAAGGCAACACTTGAAGCCCTAAAGCTTAACGGCTTCAAATGGTCTCCCAAGCTTAAATTATGGTACGCCAAGCAGACACCCGAACGCTTGAAGTTCGCAGAATCACTTGGAACTGTTGACACTCCCCCCGCTGTTGCTCCTGTTAATAGCATCAATATGGACGGCGTAGGCTCAAAGCCTTACTTCGGGGCGGGCGCGGAACTTGCAAAGGCTATTCGCGAGGAGTTCAAAGCGCGAGGCGTGAAAGGCTGTACAGTCCGCGTTGATCATTACGACTCCATCACGGTTACAGTCAAGGCTACGCCCGCCGACATGGCAAGCATTGAAGAAGCATGTGAAAGACACAGCCAATTTGATTTTGAACGCCTTGTGAATGACTTTGGTGTATATGGTGGCAATGGGTGGATATATCAAAGCGACCTTGAAAGAATGAGCGAAGAAGAGCGTGAAGGAGCTTATTACAAGTATATTGATTATTCAATTCGTAAATACAACGAATTTTCATATTATCACCATGAGCATAACGCGCATTGCTGGGAATTAACGGAAGCATTCTATAACAAATGTTTGTGTATCCTTCAGATAGCGAACCAATGGAACTATGATAACAGCGATTCAATGAGCGATTACTTTGATAGAGGTTATTATTTGACTATCGCAATTAAGAAGGCTGATGATTTTGAGCCTCGCGCCACTATGACGGACGAAGAGCGCACAGCATACGCCGAAGAACAGGAACGCAAGGAACGCGAGGAAGCCGAAGCACTTGAAAGGATGAAGGAAGAACAGGAACAAGCCCGCATAGAATCCGAAAAACATGACGCTTGGGTGAAGGAATCAACCGAAATAATATACAACGATGTGCGCATAGATGACCTAGAAGAGCCTATATATATGGTTGATCTTGTCGGGGCTTGTGGCAAAGAGTGTTGTTATGACGAACTTATACAAGACTTAGACACCACGCGCAAGCATGAAGCACTCATTAGTAGAATCGTATCATTTGAGAGTCAAGAAGCTTTTGACCGCTTCAATAAGATGTATCTGTATGATTTCGCATTCTTAGCCAAAACAGGCGGAACAGCAACCGAAGATGTCCGCATGGATACCGTAAAAGAGTTGTATGAGCTTAACGAAGAACAGCGCGAGTCTATCAAGTGGTACATGAATAACTGTGTACTTATCAGATTTAAAGACGTTGACAAGCTTGTAATTGACGCGGAAGGCTTCAACTATGCGCGTTATGTATTCATTGTGAACGATAGCAAGGCGGAAGCTTCCGCCCCTATACTAGAAGAAATGCGCAAGGAATCCGAAGCAAAGCCCGCCTTTTATTTCCCAGCCCCCATTGATGAACAGATTAACAATATCAAAATCGGTGACTATATCACTATCTATCAATGTGACGGGTGGATTCTAAATAATATATATGGCGGTCAAGGTCAAGTTACAGGCATACGCAAAGGAACTTGGGCGCAATATGAAGGCTTGTATATTGATCTCTTAGACGGGCGGAAAACATATTCCGCATTTATCCGCAACAATCACCAATGCCTTATATATCAGGGCATAAAAGACAAGCTCCCCGCCCACATCACCGAAGAGCCTATTAATGACCATTTAAGCTATATGTTTAATTATGATACGCTCTTCCCTAACGTCTACAACTATTATATTGAGCAAGGCGAAAAGCCTTTATTGGACACATGGCAACGTTGAACGTCCGCCCCTTCGGGGGCGGTTCCTATAAAAATAATATTGGTCTTAGCAAATCAAGAAAGGTGGAAAAATGAAAAAGATATACTTAGCTACAATTTTAGAGGAGAAAGGGAAATACTACTCCCATATAATCCCCTGTTATGAAAATGATAATTTGCTTGAGCTTTTAAATGATGAAAATTACACGGTAGTGCTCCCTTGTACTACTAAAAAGCTTGCGACTGATTATGTAGAAGGTTGGCGAATGGGTTTTAAAAACCAAGGCAATTATATGTTTTAAGATTAAGGAAAGAGGTATTTTATGAGAACGTACAAAGCAAATGTATCTATTGAAGATTTTATAAAAGAAACTAAAGCGGTTGAAGTTGATTTTATCGAAGGTTGCCTTATTGATAACTACCTTCTTGAAACTGATACGGAAGCAATTTTCCTAAAAGAAACCTATCAAAACTGTTGGCAATCAATCTATACAGTCTACCGCTCCACTGATTTCTTTGAAATATATGGACTGTGGGGAGATTTTGAAAGGAGTTTAGCCGAATGAATGAAAAAGAATTATCTTTATTGATTGATATTTTAATATCTTACAGGGAGCTACTATATAAATTCTCTATATTTCTCCCCGAAGCTCTATTTAAAATTGACACAAAATCTATTGACCAACTCATTGATAAATGTATTCGATTAAGGAAGGACAAAGGATGAATAGATTAAGGTATAGATATTATAGATTTATTGAAAAGCTTGATCCTTATGAGAATATCAGAGAGCATTACAGATTGAGCTGTAATCAAATGCTTTACAATCTCATTGAGATACAAAAGGACTGGGAGCTTCAAGAGCATATTGAGCTTTCACAGCTTATTAACGATTTTAAATCAGCGGGCTACCGCGAAGATCAGGCGCTTTTGCAAAAGATATTTTGCTCACGCATCAGGGGCAATAAGGATATATCTATTAACGATGCGAATATTGAGCATTGGGAAATCGATTAATCTGCTGCCTAATGGTATAATTAATTAAACAAAATAGGGGGGGACTACTAAATGTCAAGAAAAGAAAAATTTCGCGAAGTACTAAAGAAGCATGGCTATAAAAGCTTATCAGCTTTCTGTGCTGAAAACCATCTACATCAAGGGAACTTTAACAAGCGCATCAAAGAGGAATCTATAAGGGTTGATTTAGATAATCTCTTTCTACTTGCCGACTTATTGCATGAGCCGATTGAAACCATGTTAGAGATATTCTACCCAGAAGATATGGAGCTTAACAGATCATTGATTGAATAAGGAGATATATCATGAAATTTAATTCAAGTAAAGAAATGTTAGATTGTATTCAAGAGGGCAAGGATTTTTACAATCCCACGCTTGAACTATATGTTTTTAAGTATAACGAAACAGGATCACTCGCTTACTACAACATAGATAACGAACAGGCTAAAGAGCTATCAAGAGTTGCTAAAGAAGCTGATGAATATTGGGGAAGCTTTTTAGGAACAGGCGGACGAATTATTGACGCTTGTAATAAGAACAGCCAAACGCCTATAGAATGGTGTGCTACAGTATTTCAGGAATCCAATTGGATTGATACAGATTTATATTGAGAGGAGAATTAAACATGAGAACATTTATATTTATAAAAAATGAACGTGACGAACACAATCAATTGCATAGGATCATCAAAGGAATGATTACAGGGAATAGTTATCCTTCTGCTACCCTTTTGCCCAAAGCCGACTTCTATGGATGTCAATGTATTGAAGTTACCGATAAATGTCACATTGATTTAGGAGTATGCAAGGATTAATGTACTATAACTACCATGCAAAAGCAAAGCAATTGATTAAAGAAGGACACTTGATTAAACAAGAGATTGTCGATGACTGGAACGGAATTGCACCAGCTCTAGTATTATTCTTTGACAATCACCGTCCCATGCCGATACGTCAATATCGATGGGATGAATATATTGAGTTATAGAGAGAAGGTTAAAACATGGCATTCCAAGGACTAAATCTAAATACAGCTTATACATTCAAAAGCTATCCATATATCAAACAAGACATTGAGAATATCAACAAGGTTTTTTCTTCCTACGATCTAAAGGTCAATGACGTAAAGGAAAGTTCACAGGTAGTTCGCTACATTGTGAATCTTCCTTTAGATATTTCTATCATTGGTAAGATTCAGCGGGCTAAAAAGGCTATTGAAGGTACATTATCTGCTGCCTTACAAGCCGATAATATATCTTACTTTCAGCAAGAAAACTCACTTGTTATTGAGCGCAAGGGATCATTCAACGTCATTCCCTTCGGCAAGCTCTACACTAATAATTTCCATGATAATACATCTATGACTTCCGTAGTGCTAGGTCAAGACCTTAATGGTAAGCTAATCTATACAGATATAGCCAAGGCTCCGCATATCCTTATAGCCGGTACTACCGGAAGTGGTAAGTCTGAAACAATACATTCTATCATTGCTTCCCTGTTAATGCATAATACGTTCTGTAAGAGAAATAGCAGTGACCAAATCACCAGCACTATCATTGACGTAATTGATATGAAGGGTACTGAATACAACAAATATAAGGATACATCCGTTAATATAATCAGTAATGAGAATGAAGCCTTCTCACTCCTATCATCGCTGTGTGATTCTATGGAGCAAAGGTACAAGGTATTTTCTGAAAATGAATGCGAGGATATTGACGAATATACCTCAAAAGGAAACAGGCTATCAAGGAAAGTATGTATCATTGACGAATTTGCTGACCTTATCTTAAAGAATCGCAACGTTGAAGAATACGTTGTAAGACTTGCTCAAAAAGCCAGAGCTTGCGGAATACATCTGATTATCGGTACTCAATCGCCAAGACGTGATGTAGTAACAGGACTTATCAAAGCTAATATACCATTTAAGATTGCGCTTAATACATCTAACTCTATGGAATCACGCATTATATTAGATGAAACAGGAGCCGAAAAGCTCTTTGGTAAAGGTGATATGCTTATCAAAAAAGGTGGTGACAAGCCGATAAGAGCGCAAGGATGCTTTGTTAGCGATTCAGATAAGACAAACATTGCCAGCATAGCTTCCAAAGCTTATAAAGAGCCTACAATTAAAGAATCCGAAGCTCCTGAAGAAAAGGCATCTCCTAATAGAGTTCCTGCTGATTGGATGGATAAATATGATTCACACAAGAAAAAGCCTGGATTGTTTCAAGGTATCAAAAACATAATGAACGCTTCACCTTGTACATCATCAAGAGCTTATTGGACAATCTTTCATAAATAAAACAAAAGCCGTTCTAACACAACGTTAGGCGGCTTTTTGATTATTGAATTACACATGTAT